CCCGAACCGAGAACCCCGAAGTCAATACAGAGGTCGAGGCGTATTGGGCAGAGTGGTGGGACAAGTGCGATCTAACCACAAGGCATACTGGTTCAACCCTTATGCAAGTGGCGATGATGTCTATGTTGCGAGATGGTGATTTTCTTTTCGTTTTAGTTCGAGATAAAGATGGAAACCTAAAGATTCAAGGCATTGAGGCAGATAGGTTGGGAGACCCATTCAAAGTTTATACGAGCCTAGATTTGATTGGTGGAATCCATATTGACCGAGATACTGGTGCCCCAAGTGCCTACGATATTTACAACCGAAGCATTGGCGATTTCTACACCTACCAGACAACCATCCCCTCAAGCCAAGCCTTCCACCTATTCGACCCACTCCGCATTGACCAGTACCGAGGAATCTCCGCTTTCCATACGGCCATCAATGACGCAACGGACATTTACGACATTATCAACTTTGAGAAGATGGCCGCAAAAAATGCAAGCTCCCAAGCTGGCATTGTGAAGCGGAATAACAACAATGCCTCCGATCTCTCCTCTCTCACAAACGATGAAGACCTCAATGGCAACACGATTAAGCTAGAGGCGATTGAGTCTGGAAAAATATCTTACCTAGAGCCGGGTGAGGATATTGTGTTCCCAGATGGGCCGAGCAGACCAAGTGGAGCGTTTGCAGAGTTCCACAAGATTCTTTTGAGGAACATTTGCCTTGGCCTTGGCATCCCCTACAGCTTCGCCGTAGACCCCTCCGCTATGAGTGGCCCGACAGCCCGCCTTGAGATGCAACAAGCTGGACGCACCTTCCGCAGATACCAAAAGCTACTAGATGATAAGGTTCTTCGTCCGATTAAGAACATCGTTATTGCCGATGGAGTTGCAAGGGGATTGATCGAGAAGAATGTTGGGAGCAGAACAACTAGGGGCATCTTTAATTTCGGGGCCAATGTATCTATTGATTTAGGCCGCGAATCTGCCTCTGCTATCTCCGAGTTTAAGACCGGCCTCCGAACCGCCGCCGATATTTATGCCGAGCGAGGCCAAGACTTTGAAAGCTCTATGAGGCAGAGGGCGATTGAGGCTAAACTAATTAAGGATTTGTCCGAGAAGTACGGCGTAGACCCAGAGACGATTTCAGATATTGTTCCACCCAAACCTACCCAGACCAAACCCGAAGCACCTTCGGTTAATCCAATTATCCCAGCAAAGGATAGCCCAGAAAGTGATGAGGATATAGGGGGAGATCAAAAACCCATTCCAGAAGACCCGGTTGATGGCGATGGTCAAGAGGTAGGACTGGATTGCGGAACTGGTGCGGGCGGATTCAAGGAAGGCAATACTTGTTCGAGCGGAGGAGGTGCGGGCGGTCAAGACTCCGAACCAAAGGAAAGATATAGGGATAGGATTGAGGGAACAGATGAAGAGGTTAGGAATGAGGAACGAAAGAGGGAGAGAAAATTAAAAAATCTTAAACAAAAAGTAGTCGAGTCTAAACAAAGAGAAGCGGACATTCGGAAGCAAATAGCAGACCTAAATCAAAGAATAGCATCCAAAACAACGGATTATGACGCTAAAATAGCGGCGATTGATAAGGTTGCAGAAGAAATGATACAAGAGAGCAAGCAAAGACAAGTAAAAATTCAGGAAGACCTAGACAAAAAACTTGCGGCCATTGCAGAGAAATCTAAAAAACGACAAGAGGCTATCGTAGAGAAATACAAGAAGCGAAGAGAGGAAAGAGAGGCAAGAAGATCGGTTGTATCGACAAAGAGGAGCAGTTCTCTAGAAAAGAATTTAGAAGAAGGCAATGAGATTGAGTCAGACGAGAAAATTGAATCCGAAATCTCAAATGCAGAAAAAAACAACGATAAACTTAACTCTTTGGTTTCCGAGCTAAAAGCAATCCTAGAAGAAATAGGCAACGAAGAAGCTAAAAAAAAAGTTCTTGAAAGCCTAGACCCCGCATCTATTAAGATGCTGATTCAAGGGATGATGGGCGGGATTGAGTTGGGCAAGTACGATGAGATTGATTTTACCCCACCACAAGGGGCTAGAGATGCCGCTAAAAGGGCTTTGGATGTGCGGGAGGGCAAACCAGCCAGCCAACGAGGAATGACCCCAGTAGGCATAGCCAGAGCTAGGGATTTGCAGAATGGCGTTAAGATGTCTCCCGACACAATCCGCAGAATGAAAGCCTTTTTCGATAGGCACGAAGTGGACAAGAAGGGTGCAACTTGGAACGAGCAGGGTAAGGGCTGGCAAGCGTGGCACGGATGGGGTGGTGATGCTGGTTATGCTTGGGCAAGAAAAGTGGTGGGGCAGATGGAAGCTAGAGACAAAAAAGAACTAGCCGAACCAGCCTCTTGTCCAATCGCAACCCAAGACATCAAAACCAATCTAGCTAATAGGCAGACAGCGGTTGATGATGCGAACTACGGCCCAGCCAATCCAAACGAACCAAACGAGGATTACTGGAAAGCCAAGGCAGACGAGTTCCAAGGCGATGTAGCCACGGCAAAAAATATGCTTTGCGGTAATTGTGCGGCCTTCGACCAGAGGAGCAAGGTTCTTGGGTGTATTAAGAAGGGGATTGGAGAGGACGCAAACGAAGTAGCCATTGGTGGCAATCTGGGTTACTGCGAGATTTTTGATTTCAAGTGTGCGGCCAAAAGGACTTGTGACGCTTGGATTGTGGGCGGGCCGATTACCGATAAAAAAGAAGAACTAGCCCGACCAGTCTCCCAAACCCCAGCCCCTCCCAAGGAACGAATCAAAGGCTCAAAGGAGAACCCAGAAGGCACGGCATCCACCAGAAGCAAAGCTGGCGACATTGAGATTTCAGCGGAGAACGAAGAGGCTTTGAAGAACAAGATTGCCGAGTTCAAAGACAAGCACCCATCAAGGAAAGCCCCTACCCTTGGAGCATTAAAAAAAGTGTTTCGCAGGGGGGCGGGTGCGTTCTCGACTAGCTTTAGGCCAACGATTACCGGGGGAAAGCCCAACTCACGCAACGCTTGGGCGATGGCTAGGGTGAACAAGTTTCTCAAGATGGCTGGTGGGGGTGAAGTCAAGAAGTCATACCGGGCGGCAGATGGCGATCTTCTTTGACACTAGCTCGATGATTTATGCCCCTACCCATTCCCTCTGCTGACGAATCCGAGCAAGACTTTGTTTCCCGCTTTATGGGAGACGAGCAAGCCATCAGCGACTTTCCAGACGAACAACAAAGGGCGGCGGTTGCCTATTCTACCTACCGGGACGAGGAGATGGAGGAAATGGAGCTAGGCGGGGTAAGCATTTTGGAGGTGGGAGAGGCTAAAGGACACGACCTTTTCGTGGATAAAACAAGCCTAGAGACTGCCCTCAAACTTATGGGTAAGGCAAAGAATGGCGTGAAGGTAAAGATGAACCACGGAAGCGGATTAGACGCAGTAGTTGGTTTTGCCAGAAACCCACGCATCGATGGGGATAAGCTAGTGGCCGACCTCCGCTTGCTACGCAACTCGCCCCACTACGGATTGATTAAAGAGATGGCATCGGAAGCCCCCGACCAGTTTGGGGTTTCATTGGCTTTTGTGAATGAGTCCGAGACGATTGACGGCAAGGATTACATTCGCCCCCAGAGCATCGCCTCTGCTGATTTAGTTTCCAGCCCAGCCGCCACGAATGGATTATTCGAGGAGATGGTGAAGTTTATGGAAAAACTCGGTTATGTGCAGGGAGGCAAGACCATCCCAGCCGTAGCCAAAGAAGCCGTGGAGGAAGCTCCACTTGACAAAAAGGACAAATCAAATATGGAAAACACAGATTATAAAAAAGATATGGACGAAATTAAAGTTCGTCTCGCCGCATTGGAAGATGCGATGAAACCCAAAGAAGAAATGAAGAAAGAGGAGATGGCCGAGGAAGCTCCCAAGATCGTCATCGAAAAAGAAGATGAGGAAGAGAAAGAGGAGACCAAGGAAGAGATGAGCGAAGTCGTGAAGAAAGTTCTCACCGAGTTCGGTATTAAGCCCATCCCCGCCTCCCCTTCAATCGAAGTTCCTTCCGAGAAAAAGGAAGAACCCAAAACTTTTGAAGCACTCGTGGCCGCCCATAGCGACTACGGAACAAGCAAGCTCAAGGCGATGAAAGCCGTGATGCTGTCCAACCCCAAGGAGTACTCTGAGGCATTGTCTCGGGGAATCTCTAAACTCTAAACAAAGGATAATACTAAAATGGCTACAAACATTGACGGTGGTGCAGTTCGCACCTTTAACTTCGCCTCTGCGATTTCGGCATACCGATTCGTTGAGGTTCACACGGACGGCACGGCTCGTGCGGCTGTTTCCGGCTCTGCTCGTTGCGTTGGTTCTACCATCAGCGATGTGGCGGCTGGCGACAACGGAGCAGTCAAGCTGTTCTACCCAACCTTCTTTGCAACTTCCGAGTACGGAATCACCGCTGGCAACCTCGTTGCTACGACTGGTTCTGGCCTTGTGACCACAGCGGCGGCCAATGTCGGCGTTGTTGGAGTTGCTCTCGAAACTGCTCTTGCTGATGCAGTCATCGAGGTTGCAGTTCCTTTAACCCAGTAATTTAACCAACCCAGAAAGAATATAAAAAATGAGTTACATTAGCGGCGGTTCAACCATTCGGGCAGACCTAAACCAAGCCCTCATTGAAGCCCCTCAAGCCGATGTCGGTTTGATCGGAGCACAACTCCTTCCTTTGCAGAATGTCGAAGCAAAGGCTGGAACATACCTCAAAGTTCAGTTGGCTGGTGCAGAGTTGTTGACCAACAATGCAACGGCTCGTGATGCTGGTTCGGGCTATTCAAGAGGAATTAGGTCGTTCACATCGTCAAATTATAGCACGGACGAATACGGCCTAGAGGAATTGCTAGACGATTCCAGCGTTGCAGATTTGTCGCGTTTCTTTTCGTACGAAAGCGAAACAGCGAAGTTCTTGCTCCGCCAGTTGAAGCTCTCCCACGAGAAGCGGGTTTCCGATCTTCTCTGGAATGCAACGACTCCCTTCACCATCGCTGACCAGACTCGTGCAGTAGCCTATACGAACACGAACATCGCCACGGTTGATGTGGCTCGTGACGTAGCGGCGGCCAAACTCGCTCTTAACCAGTATGGTTATGAGGTGAACGCGATCGCGATGTCGGCTAATGTGTTTGAGTTAATCAGACGCTCCACCCTCCTACAGAATCAGTTCTTCGGAGTTATCTCCAATACTGGTGCTCGGTTGTTGAGCGAAGCTGAAATCGCGGCGGCTCTGGGAGTTCAGAACCTCCTCGTTGGTCGTGCGGCGATCAACTCTGCTGGCAAGAACAAAGCCTACACCGGCTCGTTTGTTGTTCCAGATACCAAGATCATCGTAGGTCAGATTTCCGGTGGTGAGTTCACCGCTGGTGGAATCGGACGCACCTTGGTCTGGTCGGGTGACTCGGCTGGTGGTTTCGTTAGCGAAAGCTATCGTGACGAAGCTCGCCGTAGCCAAGTGCTCCGGGTTCGTATGAACACGGACGAAGTTGTGATTGACCCGAACGCCGCCGTTCGTATCACCACCAACTATTCCGCTAGCTAAAGATTGTTGTTGGTTGTTTCCTCCGAAGAAGGGGGAGTGGGTGAATAACCTGCTCCCCCTTTTTCTTTTAATTGACATCCTCTAGCAGAAAGAAATCCTATCTAAATGAAATATCCTATTTCAGTCTATCTCATCGCTGGAAATGAAGAAGAGTATATCGCCAGATGCCTTGCGTCATTTAAGCCCATTTCAGCGGAGCTTGTTGTTTGCATCGCTAGGGGGAACGCTGTCCCAGATAAAACAGAGGAGATTGCGAGGGGGTTGGGTGCGAAAATTGTTCACTATACCAACAAAAACGATTGGCCTCATATCGATGATTTTGCCACGGCTAGGAATACGGCGTTAGAGGCTTGCTCGAGCGAGTGGTGTTTATGGGTCGATGCTGACGATGTAATGGCCGAGGACGGGGCGAAGGTAGTCGAAGAGGCTATTGACCTTGCCATTCAAAAAGACGCTCACCTAGTGGCGTTAAAATACAATGTGGACAATGCTGGACTCATCCCACTCCGAGAAGAAATCTCCAAGAAAGGCACTTGTTACTGGAAGAACCGAGTCCACGAAATGCTAGTTTGCAGAGAGCCAAACAAGACAGTCGGGGTGGATAAGATTTTCCGTATCCACAAGCCAGCCGGGTATAAGCCCAAAAGTGCTGAAAGGAACTTTAGAATCCTAGAGGACACGCTATCTACTGCCCCCAACGCCCTCTACTACCAAGCCCAAGAATACTTTCTGTCTGGCAAATACGACAAGTGCATTGATTCCAGTATGCGAGCGTTGGCATTCCCAGAACTAGAGGACACACTTCGCTACGATGTTCTTTGTAACCTTGGCCGATGTGTTCCAGAAAACGAGAGGTTATCTTACCTTGGGCAAGCCATATCCCTGCAACCAGACCGCCGAGAAGCTTATTTTTATATAGCAAACCATTGGGCAGGGAAAGGTAACTGGGTAAAGGCTTATGGTGCGGGTAGGGCTTGTATGGCGTTGCATCGTCCCAAAGCCCATTACTGGAATCTTGTTGAGGCAATCTACAATTGGCAAGCGATGGACTTGTACGAGACGGCTTCGGTGTGCATTGGGGAAATGGGAGAGGCAGAGAAGATTCGCAAGATTAGACCATCCCCCAAAATCTCAATCGTTCACGCTACAAGAGGGAGGCCACAAGTCGCTTGGCAAAGACGCTGGCAATGGCTTTCCCTAGCCCAAAACCCACTAGAAATTGAGTGGTTGTTTATGGTCGATCATAACGACCCCACCGACTACACCCCCCACCAAGCCATCAGGTGCAATCCGGGGGGCATAATCAACGCTTGGAACGCAGGGGCAAAAATAGCTAAAGGGGAGATTATCGTTCAAATGAGCGATGATTGGACACCACCCCGCCATTGGGATGCCCTAATTTCGACCGCTATTGGGGACACAAAGGCAGAGAAAGTGCTGGCAGTATCTGATGGGCTACGGCAAGACAAACTCCTCTGTATGGCTATTATGACGCAATCTAGGCTCAAGAAGCAGGGGTATATGTTCCACCCAGAATACCAAGATTCGGATGGCATCTATTCAGACAATGAGTTCACGGATAGAGCCTATGCAGAACAAGTGGTGGTTGAGGCTAGACAAATCCAATTTAAGCACGATAACCCTATGTTCACCGGCGGCCAACCAGACGAACAACTAAAGAACCACAACAAGCCAGAATTCTACGAGAAAGGAAAAGCGATCTATGAAAAACGAAAAGAAAATCATTGGATGTAGAAAGTCCAAAAAGGGAGAGAATACGAAGGGGCTTGGTATGATTACTTTTGGGAAATCTCGCATAGACAAAACCAAGTATGTGCTAGTGGATATTACCTATGATGATAAGGCTGGGAAGGAATTGTATGAGGCTGGGATGCTTGCCTTAAAGCACGACCCAGAAGCCGTCATTGAGTACGCAATCAAAAAAGCATTAGCAGGGATGGCAAAATGCAAGAAGTAACCATTAACGATTCATTTGGTAAAGCCCTTGCAAAATATAGTGAGGGGCTGGATGTTGGCCTAGAAATCGGGGGAGGAACTGGGGATGGCTCGACTCAATGTATTAGGACAAAAAGGCTATTCAGCATTGAGAACCACCCAGACCGCATCGGTAGGCATTCGATGAACTTATCGGCAAGGGGGGGTGTTGCCATCAACGGCACAGCAACCTTATCAAAGCTCTGGATGAACAAGAATGACATTGAGGAGTTCTACCGAACCACCAAAACAAACCTCAATCAGTATCCCCTCGAAACAGTTTTAGGCTGGCATAATGTCTGCCTAGAAACCGCCTTCCAGTATTCAACCAACGCAATCGAGGATATTCACTTTGAGCATAATGTAGATTTTAACTTTGTGCTGATTGATGGCTCGCCTTTTTCTGGTGAGGCCGAGTTGCGTTGCGTTCGCCCCTTCCTAGCGGAGAAGGCAATCATCGCATTAGACGATGTGAACGACATTAAGAACTGGGCGAACTACCACAAGCTCAAGGGATTTGCGGAATTGCTCTGGGAGGATTGGTCGGTTCGTAATGGGGCGGCCATCTTTCAGCTATGACCATTGTTCAAATTGGATGCAACGATGGGAAAGATCATATTCTAGATTTCTGCCAAAAGAACAAGGACGGCATCGATGCGATACATCTTGTAGAACCAAACCTAGAAGCCCTTGAAGATTGCAAGCAGACATATTCAGATTTCAAGCAAGCCCGATTTCACAACCTTGCGATTGTCCCGAATGACGCTGATTCCGTGGATTTGCATATTCCACGCTCAAAGTCACTAAACGCTCACGCCTCAACATTAAAAAATCACTTAATAGACCACGGCCATATAGGTTTTGATACAATCAATGTGCCAGCGACAAGCCTTGCTGGTTTCCTCGAATCAAACAAAATTGAGAAGTGCGACAGACTTTATATCGACACAGAGGGCTTGGATTGTGCGATTGTGCTTAATCTCGATATTCAAAAATACAACATCGCAAGAATCGAATTTGAGACCCTTCATTCCGATGGATTTCTCACAAAAGGAGAAAACTACAACTCTTGCATTGAGAAGCTAAAAACCCTCGGCTACAAGGCAACAGAGGCGGGCGAATACAACGAGGCTTACGAACTATGAACCATATCATCGCAGACTTTGAGGAAGATTGGTTTAACTCTCCTAATGTCTATAAAATGCTTGTTGAGAATTGCAGAGAGGATGGGAAGATTGTCGAGCTTGGTGCGTGGAAGGGAAGAAGCTCGGCATTCCTTGTGGTAGAGGCATACAACAAAAGCCCAAAGATTGAGGTTCACATCGTTGATACTTGGGGCGGAAACCCCTTTGATGGTTCGCAAGATCAATCTACCGACATATATCATAAATTTATTTCTAATATGTCTCTCCTTGCTAGACCCTACCAAGCCCACAGAATGACAACAAACGAGGCGGCGGGGCTTTTTAAGGACGAATCTTTAGACGCAGTTTTTATAGATGCAGATCATTCGTATGAGGCCGTGAAACTAGACATTCAAAATTGGATGCCGAAAGTTCGCAAGGGCGGGATATTGGCTGGACACGATTATACTTCCGCTTGGCCGGGAGTCATAAGGGCAGTTAATGAGATATTTCCAGAGGCCGAAAAAATAGACTATTGCTGGGTAAAAAAATGCTGACCATCTTTACCATCGTCCTCAACGGGATGCCCTACATCCAGAGGCATCTAGAGGAGTTTCAAAAGCTAAAGATTCCTTGGCAATGGAGAATTGTCGAGGGAGTGAGTGAGCCTCTTGGATGCACTCGCTGGTGCAAGCAAGTTCCAGAGAAGTATCACAAAAACTTTGTTAGCGTGGATGGAACGCACGAATACCTTGAGAGCATTAGGGGCGAGAATGTTTCAGTCTATTGGCAAGCCAAGCCCTTCCCCGGTAAGCTGGCGATGATTAGCGAGGCGTTGAAGGGGGTGGAGAAGGGGGTTGTGATGCAGATTGATTCCGATGAGATATGGAGAGCCGATCAGCTAGACGCAATCTTTGGGCATCTAAAGGGATGCGAGGAGGGGCGAGCGATGCAGTTCCATTGTAACTATTATGTTGGACAGAATAAAAAAGTAGTCACTAGGGAGGGATTCGGCTCGAACTGGTACGAGTGGTTTAGGGCTTGGAAGTGGGGCAGGGGAGTTGAGTTCGTTAGCCACGAACCCCCCAAACTGAATGTTCAGTCAATGATGATTCCAAGGGGAGTGACGGAAACTTGGGGACTAACCTTTGACCATTTTGCCTATGCCACAAAGGAGCAAGCACAATTTAAGGAAGATTTCTATGGGTATAAAGGGCTAGTCGAGGGATGGGAAAAGCTACAACAAACCACTAGCCCAGTTCGGTTAAGGGATTACTTCCCATTCATAACAGACAAGAGCGTTGTCGATGAGTGTTAAAACAATCAAATACTCGCAGAGGTTGGGCGATGTGCTTCGTTGCCTCCCAGCCGCCAAGTATCTAGCCGACCAAGGCCACGAGGTTTTCTTTGATTGCTTCGAGCAGTATCACGGAGTGTTTGATTTGGTTAGTTATGTGAAGGCAGGGAACAGGGGGGATGTTTTAGATTTGGAGATATGGCCGAACAGATACAACGATTTCATCAAAAGCAAAAAGACTTGGCACGACTTTGTTTATAGTCACCCAGAGATTAAGGACGCAGACAAGACCAATATCGTCCTAGACAAGTTAGACGATAAGCCAGCCGAGGGACTTCCAGAATCTTACAACCTAGTTGCCCCTTTCGGCATATCTCAAACATTCTACCGCAACCCGCTAACTCTAATCCAAGACGCAGTAAAAGAGCTTGGCAAAGAGAGCGTATTTGTTTTGTGTCCACCCGACATAAAGATACAAGGATTGAACACATACACAGCCCAATCATTTGAGCAAATGGTTAAGGCAATTAGGGGGGCAGATCAGTTTTGGGCGGTCAATTCTAGCCCCATAATCATAGCCTCTGCGGTTAGGAGAGAGAAGCAAAGCAAGTTTTGGGGCGAGAAAAACGAGTCAGAAGTTCAGAATGTTTTTCATTTTGAGGGGCTAGTAAGGGTGGATTGACATAAGAGGTGGTTTTATGGCTGGCAGTATCCCCACCTCCTACTTCGCAACTGACCTCTCTTATATGATAGAGGACTTGTACCAAACTGTTACTGGTTTGGGTTCGTCCTCTGTTTCTGCCTCTGTCACAGACCTAACAACCGCAAGCGAGCTAGAGATAGGGGGCGAGGTGTTTAGGGTGACGCAAAGCCTAGTCGTTTTAGCTTCTGGAATCTCTGCCCCAGTCATCGGCTCTCTGTGCACGGTTAGTGGGGTGGAGCGTATGATCGGAGGATTTTCGCAAAGCACAGATGGCCTTTCATTTACCATCGAACTTGCGGAGATTACGACCTAATGGCCTCGATTGAGAGGGAGGTTGAGAACGCCCTCCTTAATGTAGTTTCTGGCGTTACTGGGGTGAACTTCTTTACGAGTGAAAGAGGCACGGCTAGGACGATGCCAAGCGTAACGGTTCAAGCCCAGATTGGGTCGGAGGAACTTGTGCCTTTCTCTGGTGTGTTCAAAACCCCTGCCTCGATAACCTATGTAGCAAGGGCAGACACAACCGCTAGAGCCGACTTTGACGCAAAGTTTTACGACATCCTAGAGCAACTATATCGTGACCCAGACCTAGCAAGCTACCTTACAACCAACTCAAACATTACTTTCTATGTGGCAAAAGTGACTGGGGATAGCCCCGCAGTAATTAGCCAGAATAGAACTTGGTCAAGGGCTATGACTTTAGACATCACGGCAACTGCAAAGAAATGACTAACAGCGTTCAAATCAATGTTGAGGATGCGTTAGACAACATTCTGGCTAATGTCTCTGGCCTCAATGTCTATAAGACTAATCGGGTAGGGGCAAAGCTATTCCCATTCGCTACAATCTCTGCCTCGGTTGGTGGTCAGCTTCTTGGCAATTATACTGGGGTCTATGAAGTGGCCGTCACAATCGACTATTCCGACACGGCGGCCAAGATTAGCCAAGAGGACTTCGACGCTGAATACTGCTCAATCTTTGAGGCTTTCTATTCTGAAACCCCGCCCCTCTTTACCAAGATACAGAACAACATTTTAGATACAAAGGTCTACACCGCCCGAATCACCAGCCAAACCCCAACGATCAGAACGGCCAAAAGGGCTTGGCAAAGGGGTTTGAAGATTAGCCTTATATGCACCCCATCAGAACTAGACGATGGCTTGCGATTCTTGGATTTCAGCGAGCAAAGAAACTCGATGTATGTAGGTGTGATTTAACAAGGAGCTTGAGAATATGGCACTTCCAATTTTAGACGGCAACCAGTCAGCAACAACACTCTCAACCATTCTCTCTAGTGGGCAACACATCACAGCCCACACGGTTGTTAGCCTTGGTACTCAAGCGATTACGGATATAGTCAATGCCACTTCGGCCGGGTTGACCAACACCCAACTCCGAGCAAGTGCAGTTACCGTGGGCGGGACAGTTACAGTAGGGAACAGCGTCACAATCTCCTCGCTTCCTGCGATTAGCGGCACGGTGACGGCGAATGTGGGCGGAATTGCCAGCGGGGTGACGGTTCCTGTCAGGCTTTATGCCGAACAAATTAGTGGCCCCGAAAGTGGTCAAGATACTTTAGTGGTTTGTGATTCAGTCGGTCAACTTCTTGTTAATGCTACGGTCGCAGGATCTTCCGTTCTTGGTTATGACGGCTACGCTTATGTTTCCGTTAAGCCATCTGTCGGTTCCTCCGTCACCATCGGCAACAGCGTCACCATCGGCTCCCTCCCCGCCATCTCTGGCACGGTGACGGCGAATGATTCTGGCGCACTTACCATTGTAAATAGCAGTACCGTTACCAAGGCTGATGTAAAATTCACTACGATTGCTGGGGCATATAACCCAACAGATGTTGCTTCATCTTATGTGGTAAGACCTCTTGCGGCATCTTCAACTGGCAAGTTGCTAATAGATGCTTCGGCTGATTCTGGTGGCGGTAGTGTTGTTGGCTATGATGGAAATGCTTTTATTAGAGTCGCCCAATCGCCGCAATCTGTTGTAACGGTCGGCTCCCTCCCCGCCATCTCTGGCACGGTTACCGCCAACACCTTCGCCGTCCAAGGCACAGCAGTAACCACATCTAACTTTACCAGCACCACCGCCTCTA